CCGCCACTCCTCGACGCCGGCCACTACGGCCGCGTCCGCATATCCAAGAACCCGAGCGCCATCAACTACCTCGACCAGCAGATCATCGACCTCTACCGCGAGGGCCTCGAATACCAAGAGATCGGCGTCCGGCTCGGCATGCCCCGGCAGACCATCAGCACGCGCATCGTCCGCTTGCGCGAAAACCTCGGCGAACACATCCTCCAACGCCGCAACGGCAAGCCAAGTGGCGAGCGCCGCAACACCGCCGACCAATCAAAAAAAACCGCCCGCGGCGGCCGCGTCCGCTGCCTCGGTGGCTGCGATCAGCACTTCGACAGCCCCGACCGCTGCCGCATCCGCATCTGCCCCAAGTGCAAGGCAAAGCACCGCGAGAGCGGAGAAACCCACACCGAATACCGCCTCTTCACCGCCTGAAAGGACCAACCATGCCCCCCCGCACCAAGACCCGCCTCAAAGCCGTCGCCGCCCAGACCGTCCCCCAGACGCGCGACGAAGTCGCCCAGCTCATCGCCGAGATCGGCATCGACAGCCGCGAACTCGACGTCCTGCAAGCCGAGATGAACGACGAGCTGGCCCGCATCAAGGAGCGCTGGGAACAGCGCGCCGAACCCGCACGCGAGCGCATCGAGACCGCCCAACGCGGCGTCCAGGCGTACTGCGAAGCCAACCGCGAAACCCTCACCCAGCACGGCCGCACCAAGACCCACAGCTTCCCCACCGGCGACGTCTCCTGGCGCACCCGGCCGCCCAGCGTGCGCATCACCGGCGAGGAATCTGTCCGCGACGCCCTCCAGCGCCTGCGCCTCGACCGCTTCCTGCGCACCAAGACCGAAATCAACAAGGAAGCCATCCTCAACGAGCCAGAAGCCGTCGCCCTCATCCCCGGCATCAAGATTTCCCAGATCGAAGACTTCGTTGTAACGCCGTTCGAAGCCGAACTGACGCCGCCGGAGGCCGCATGACTACTGCCCACGCCACCCGCGCCGCCGCCGGCAAACCCCGCCCGGCCGGCAAGCCGCAGCCCGCCATGTGCGTCGTCACCGTCGCCCTCGGAATCCGCTACGCCATGCCGATGGCCGACGGTCTCGCCATCATGCGCGCCATCTCCGGCGCCGTCGAAGTCGATCGCGCTTGGCCCCTCAGCAAGGGCGAAGACAAGTACCAGGTTCTCCGCCCCGCGCAGGCCGACCTGCGCATGATCCATCCCGACCAGCTCCTCCCGCTCCAGCCAGTCGCCACCAAACCAACCACCGGACCCGACCAACCATGACCGCCGCCACCACCACAGCCCCCCAGCCCACCGCCCGGAACATCCGCATCCAGATCAACACCTGCGGAAGCTGGGCCAACCTCATCACCGTGCACGAGAACGGCCTCCCCATCGTCCTCACCGCCTGCGCTGCCCTCGCCATCGCCCACAACGGCGCCAAGCCGCCGACCTTCCGCGCCATCGACCCAGCCGGCCGCGCCCGCCCGCTCGACTTCGGCGTCGCCCGCCTCTGGGTCCGCGAGCTGCAGGCCATCGCCGAACAGGCCCGGCAGGACCTCGACACCATCCCCACCGCCACCACCACCCCAACCGACGACCTCCTCTGACCCCCACCACCCACCACCACGGAGCCCAGCCCCATGAACACCACCGAACTCCTGCAGTCCATCCAGAACGTCACCCGCATCCCCAAGGCCACCGCCAAGGAAGTCCTCGAAACCGCCGCCGAAATCATCGCCGAAGCCCTGCGCGAAGGCGACGAGCCCGCCGTCAAGGTCCCCGGCTTCGGCACCTTCAAGGCCCGCACCGGCAAGACGCGCGTCATGCAGCTCAACCTGCGCGACCCCGAACAGACCCGCCTCGTCGGCGGTCACCGCCGCGCCCGCCTCATCCTCGCCAAGCCCTTCCGCGACCGCGTCGACAGCCGGAGCCTCTGATCATGGCCGCCCGCACCCCAGCGGCCCTCATCCGCCGCGCCTTGGAAAATCCCGCCCCCGAACTGCGCCAAGTCGCCCAGCCGGACCGGTGCGCCGAAGGCTACCGCGACACCCCGCGGCCGCTCCTCGCCCACGCCGACCCCGGCCAGCTCCACGACGCCGCCATCGAGCGCCTCGTCCACACCCTCCTGCGGCCCGTCCTCTGGCCCCTGCGCACCCTCTCCGGCATCGTCAGCCGCACCCTCTGCGCCCGCGGCAAGGCCGCCCCGTGCCGCGACTGCGACGACAGCCCGGAGTGCGAGCGCGCCATCCGCCCCATCGCCGCTACCGGAAAGGCTGCCTGACCGTGCCCACGCCCGCGCCGCACCCCCCGCACCCCCCCCCCGCCGGCGCGGGCGATCGCCCCGTCATCGGCCCCCACGGCCTCGACCTCATCCGCCACTACGACCCCTTCTCGCCGCGGCCCTACCGCCACTGGCGGGGCTATCTGGCCATCGGCTACGGGCACCGCCTGCGCCCGTCCGATGCCCAGATCGTCACGCGCACCCAGGCCGAACTCCTCCTCGCCCAAGACTGCCACCTCATCGGCATCTACCTCGGCGCCACCACCCCCATCCCCATCCCGCAGCGCGCCTGGGACGCCCTCTGCAGCCTCCTCTACGACGTCGGCCTCCGCGCCTACGAGCGCTCCCGGCTGCGCGCCCACATCAACGCCGGCGACCATCGAGCAGCCTACGACGAATGGTCTCGCTTCGACGATCGCGCCTTCAACACCCACCCCGGCGCCCTCACCAGGCGCCGCCGGCACGCCGAGAAAGGCCTCTACCAGAGCGCCTACAGCACACCGGACGCCACCGAATGACCGACGAAAAAGCCGAAAAATCCGCCTACCCGGAAATCCTCGCCGACCTGGCCGACCAGGTCGCCGTCAAGATTGCCGAACTCGGTGTAGCGCCCGATCGCGCCGCCGAGATCGGCGCCCACGTCGCCGAGCACATCCGCGTCCACTGGTCCGGCAGCAGCCAGTACATCCCCAAGGGAACCGGCTGGGAACTCTCCCAGCGAGACCGGCAAATCTGGGCCGAATTCAACGGCCGCAACCACGCCCAGTTGGCCCGCAAGCACGGCCTCACCGAGATGCGCATCTACCAGATCATCAAAGCCGTCCGCGCCGCCGCCGTCAAGAAATCCCAAGGCGCGCTGTTCTGACTGGACTCGCGCCCGGAAGATAAAGCGCTTTAGCTGCCAGGGACAGCCCGACCGCGTAGGCTAATCGCACGCTCACACGGTCAGCCTGGATGCACTGCAGGCGCCATCCAAACATCCCACGGAGGCCCACGTGTAATGAACTCCCTGCCGTCCATCAGCCGCCTGCTCCCCGCCCTGATCGGTGCCGCGCTGCTCGCCGCCCAGCCGGCCACGGCCGCCGCCCTCACCGACCACGCCGAAAACAAGCTCCTCGACGCCCTCGTCCGCGGCCAGACGATCGGCGCCCCCGCCACCTGGCACCTCGCCCTCTTCACCGACCCCTGCACCGACGCCGGCCCCGGTACCGAAGTCTCCACCTCCGGCACCGCCTACGCCCGCCAGGCCGTCAGCGCTGCGCTCGCCGCCTGGGCCGGCACCCAGTCCGCCGGCAGCACCGTTGCCTCCACCGGCAGCGGCGGCACCACCAGCAACAACGCCGCCATCGCCTGGTCGCAATCCACCGCCGCCTGGGGCACCGTCCAGTCCGTCGGCTGGATGGATGCCGCATCGTCCGGCAACCGCTGGATCTGCATCAACCTCGGCACCCCCGTCGCCATCCCCGGCGCCGGCTACACCCTCAGCTTCCAGCCCGCATCCCTCACCTTCCAGATCGACAACTGACCCCCATCACCAGGACCCGACCATGCCCCCGACCACGCGCAGCCTCCAGACCGACCCCGCCCTGCAGCAGCAGCTCGCCGCCGCCATCCGCGCCAACACCACCCCCGCCATCGTCGCCGCCGTCGCCGCGCGCAACGACGACGTGATCCGCGATCACTACAACAGCGCATCGACCACCGACTGCTGGCGCGCCGCCATCGACGGCTCCGCCCTCTTCGAGGCCACCCCGATCACGCAGTTTGACGGCCTCACCGCCGGCAAGCGCGACGCCTGGCGGCTGATGATCGAGCAATCCCGCGTCGAAGCGCTCGATTTTGGGCGCCCGAAGCTGCGCGCCGCCGTGCGCGACATTTGGGCCACCACCCAGGGCGACGCCATCCTCACCGCCTGCACCCGCAAGGCGACGCTGGGTGAGCTGGTCTTCGGCCGCGCCGTCGAAGCCTCGGGCGCCGTCTC